TATATTAATGGCAAGTAAGCAAGCTACTAGAGCAGGAAACATAAGAGAGTTTGAAATCTTTCAAACTGATGGAGGGGAATCCATCGATGCTTCTCCTGCTGTTACAGATATTAGATATTATGAGAATGTATTATCTCCTACAGTAACTTTGAGTGCTGTGATCACTGAGACTGGAGAGAGTGATAAGAAATCTTTTGGTAATAAAGGTATGTTAGATGGTCTTCCTATTAGAGGAGGGAATGCATCTCATATTGTTATTGAAGATCATGAGGGACATAAATTAAAATTTAAAAGTAATAATAAATTATATGTTAATAGAGTAAGGAATGTTCTACCTGGCACTCAGAAAGATGTTTATGTTTTAGATTTTACATCTAGGGAGAGACTTGCTAATGAACAATGTAGAGTAGTTAAAAGATATAATGGTAAGATATCTGATAATGTAAAGGAGATTCTTACTAAAGCTACATCAGCTGAGGTTGGTATAAAAACCAAGAAAGATATTGATGCTGATGAGACTGCTATTAATTATAACTTTATAGGTAATGATAGGAAACCATTTTATGTTTGTACTTGGTTAGCATCTAAATCTATTCCAGCAGAGGCAGGTAAAGTAGGAGGAGCAGCAGGTTATCTTTTCTATGAAACTTATGATGGATATAAATTTAAAGCAATAGATTCTTTGTTAGGTCAGAAGGGTAAGGGTAATTATATCTTTAGTAATACAGCAGACAATCCTAAGTCTGGAGAGTATGATGGTAAGATATTAAACTATACTTTGAATAGAGATATTGATTTACAAAAGAATTTATCTTTAGGTGCTTACTCTAATAGAACATTGTTCTTTGATTTCTATGCATTCAATTATAAAGTAAGACCTTTTAGTGTAGATGGATCAGGAGGTTCTAGTGCAAAGGAGGGTGCTGGAAGTAAAGGTAAGCTTGTTACTGGAGGAAAGGATGAGATTAATTATGTGGCAGATGAATTTAGAACACCCACTTCTAGACTAATGAATAGAGTATTGGATGTAGGAACTCTCCCTTCAGGTAAAGATATAGATGAGCAGTTAAAGACATGGAAGGATAGTCCTTTTGATCCTACTTACGATTCTACTCAAACTATGGTACAATCAGTGATGAGATATAATCAATTGTTTTCAATTAAAATAAATATTAAGATAGCAGGAGACTTTAGCCTCCGTGCTGGTGATATGATTTATTGTGAGTTCCCTGAATTAACCACTGATCCTAACACACCTGTTAATAAGAAAAGTGGGGGACTATATATGATATCAAGCTTATGTCATCACATCACTCCAAGAGAAACTGATACTACTCTGACTCTTGTGAGAGATACCTTTGGAAGAAAACCCTTTAGCTAGGATGAATTATGACTACTAAAACACCAAACCATGATTTGGATCATGAGGTTTACATTGATCCTAAGGATCATAAGGAACATGTCAATCATGGTATGATTGAATATACTGAATCAGATTTAGAAATGCACAACGATGCATTCCATGATCATACTGAAGAGGAAGTAGATAAGAATGATGGTAAAATTAATGATTGGCATACAAGACATGAGGATAAGCACCTTGAAGTCTATTGTGACAACCATCCAGATTCATTAGAGTGTAGAGTATACGACGATTAATGTTAGAACAATCTTTAGTTAAAACTCATTTTATTGGAAGAGATGGATTCATCTGGTGGATTGGCCAGATAGTCGATCAAACTCAGTGGGCTGGAAATTTTGGAGGACATCCTACTCAGTCTGTTGATGAGCAGAAAGGATTTGGTTTTAGATATAAAGTCAGAATCATGGGGTATCATACTGCCTCACCTAGCGATCTTCCTGATGAGGATCTTCCTTGGGCATCTGTATTACTTCCTGTAACTGCTGGAACATCTGGTGGTGGACAAAGCACTCCTAATTTAAGGCAAGGTGACTTTGTTCAGGGATTCTTTATGGATGGTGAGGATGCACAGCAACCAGTAATCATAGGTGTGCTTGGGTACAACCAGTACACTGCAGTGATGAAGAACATTCCTGATACTGGGTTTGTACCTTTCAGTGGTTATACTGTTAAGGATCAAGTACCACAGTATTCTTTACCTTTACAGGAGAATGATACTACTGATGCAAAAGCAGAAGAGGTTGATGAGAGTAAGATTAATAATGAGAAGGTAATGGAGTCTACTGTCAGGGTGGCAGCAACTAATGATGGAGCAAGTAAGGAGCAAAAGGATAATGAATCTAAACCTAATACAGTTACAAAGGAAAGTAGATGTGAGAAGGCTCCTGTAGGTGCTATTCAGACCAAGGTAAAGAATGCCATAGCAGAAGTCAATAGATTAAAAAAATATAAGACTGATTGGATGACTAGAGTATCCACTAAGATTGATAATGTTGAAGCAGAAATTGATAAGGTGATGGACAATGCTATTAAAGATATTTCAATTGATGTTAAAAAAATAACTCAAGGTATACAAGAGAATGCATTAAAGAAAGTCAATAGTACCCTAAGCAACACTTATGATAAAGTATTTCCTTCTCAACTAGGAGAGTTAAAAAATAAGGTAGAGGAAGCTAATGATGAATTGTCATGTGCTTTTAGAAATATAATGAAGAACCTTACTGGAATGGTAGGAGGATTCTTAAAGCAGATGATAGATAAAGTTATCAATACTGCTGAATGTCTTATCAATAGTTTTGTTGGTTCATTATTAGGAAAGATTACTGGACTTATAGATGGAGCAATAGGAGCAGTGATGAATCCTATCAAGGGTCTTCTTTCTGGTATGGGTCAAGCTACTGATGCTCTTGATGATGTACTTGGATTTGCTACTAACTCACTTTCATTTCTTTCTTGTGATGAAGATCCTAACTGCAACAATGTAAAGGACTGGAATCCCACTGATGGTCCTACAATCAGAGCAACTCTAGATTTGCAAGGTATCTTTGGTAAAGCAAAGGCAGCTGCTGATTCAGTCACTAGTGCTTTTAATGGAATTAAAAATATAGGTAGTTCTATCTCAGGTATTGTAAAGAGTGCAGATTTCTCTGATATCTTTGAGAATGATTGTAATGTTGGTCCTTTATTCTGTGGTCCTCCTACTATTTCATTTGGTAGTGGTGAAGCTAAAGGAAATGCCATCATAGGATTAACAGGAACTCTTTTGGGAGTAGATATTATTACACCTGGTGGAGATTATATAGGACCACCTAAAGTTAAGTTTAATGATTCATGTAATAAAGGAGTGGGTGCTAGTGGAAAAGCTGTAGTTGAGGATGGAAGAGTAGTTAAAGTTATAATGGATGACACTGGGACAGGTTATCTTCCTGCTCCAGATGGAAGTCAAGGTGGAGATGGAAGAACTTGGGCTGATAGTGATGAAACCACAGTGAAAAAATCTGATGGAACATATGATACTCCTTACAAACCAGGAGCTGTGTTTGAATTATGTCCTGGTGATGAAGTTACTTACCCAGGACAAGCACCAGAACTTATCTTTGGAGAAAGTTGTGTGAATGTTACTGCTCCTTTACCTCCTGATAAACCTTCAAAAGGATTGTCTCCTTCCACAGGGACTGGAGAATACCCAGTAGTTTTGGAGATTGATGAGATTAATATTACTAATCCTGGATTTGGATATGATTGTCATAAAGATAAAGTTATTATTGAACCATCTAATGGAGCTGAATTAACATTGAGATGTGATCCTTTGGGTGGTATCATTGGAGTTGATGTTGTTAATGGTGGTATAGGGTTCACTGATGACCCAAACATTTACATTCAGAGTGATACAGGTTATAATGCTAGAATGATGCCTGTATTTAAGGTAAATAGAGTGGGAGAAGATCCTGATTTAATTACTACTGGGGTTATTCAAGTGGTGGATTGTGTAGGTAAATTCTAATGACTAAGAAAGAAAGTTTCCATCCCTATTTTGTTGGTACTGAACATGGACGCCTAAGTTTTGGAACTATAAGAAAGAATAATGAAATTTCTGCTTGCATGTTGCAGAGTGGACCTGATGGTGGACGTCATTATGTTACTATGGATTCCACTGGAAATAAAGAAGATGGAATGAGGGGATCTACCAAAGCATTTTGTCCAGGAACTTTAACTGTTAAGAGTGGAAAAGATATAGAAAATTATACTATACCCTCTACAGAACCTAATAATATTCCTGCTATCTGGTGTGAAGCAGAGAATGGAGACATTATAATCAAAGCTAGTCGTGGTAAGATTAGAATAGAAGCAGAGGATATTGTATTAAATGCTAATGGATTTGATGGTAAGTCTGGGAGTATTACATTAGATTCTAATGATAAGATAAATTTAAAGAGTCAGATAATTGATATAAATGCATCAGTATCCACTAAAATATTTTCAGATAAAACTGTTGAAGTTATTGGTAAAGGACTCTTGAACATCTATGGTGGGTTGGCTGACTTTGCTGATAGGACTACTAAGAATAGACGTTCTAAGTTGTCTGCCGATGACTCTATAGTATCACAAAATGAGGTTAGAAACGCAACATGAAATTTGGTAACATCACTATTGGAAAACAATTATTTGTTGGTTGGGGATTACCTAAAGCATTAGGTTTAGGTGAAAAATCTATAAGAGGAGCAGGTTATGTAGAAGGACCACTACAGATAGGAAAGGATGATGCTTTTAGTGATGTATCTGCTACTGTAATGATAGGTCCTGAGAATAATACAGATGTTGAGAGTCACCCTTCTGATTCTTTAGTGGTTGAGGGAGATGTGACTATTAATAATGGGAATATGCATACAAGTAATCTATTAGGGGTTACTGGTCAAGGATGTGTTTGGCGTAATAGTATTATTAATCAGCAAAGTTGGAAAGGATTTGATATCAAGCATCCTACTAAAGAAAAGCATAGACTCAGGCATGTATGTGTAGAAGGTCCAGAAGCTGCAATCTATCATAGAGGAAGAGTATGTAATGGTAAGAATGTAATTGATCTACCAGAGTATTGGAGGGGTTTAATTGATTATGAGTCTCTTACTATTCAACTCACAGCTATTCATTCTCATCAAAATGTAATTGTAAAAAGAATATCACCTATTGAAGGGAGAATTTATCTTCAAGCTCAAGGTGGGATGCCAGTAGATTGTTTCTATCATATAATGGCAGCTAGAGTTGATGGAGAACCTTTAATAGTAGAGTATGAAGGTGAAAGTTCAGCAGACTATCCAGGAGATCCAGAACAGTTCTCTATTTCAGGTTATGATTATGGAAGAGGAATTAACAATGAATGATGATTTATTATCCAAGTGTGTTGTAGACACCAGCAAAAGAACAGTGTATTTGTATTCAGATGGAGGTGATAAGAAGACAGTGAATTGTGATACAGTAGAA